GATGATATTGATATTGCAATAGCAGCAATGTTCCATGATATAGGAAAAGATGAAACTGCAGGTATTCATCCAAAGAAAGGACACATTACACACTTTGGACATGAGAAAGTATCGGCATCTTTAGTAAAGAAGTATAAAAAGTTTATAGAATCAGTTGGTGGTAATCCAGCAAATGTATTTTACATTGTTAAAAACCATATGAGATACAAACAACTATCTGTAATGACTCCTAAAAAAGTAAATAAACTAAAATCATTCAGAGCATTTGATAAATTAGGTAAATTCTCAAAACACGATAGAAGTGGATTAGATGAGAACAAAGCAACAAGAACTAAATTTAGTTTATCTGTACCATCTGATATTAAAAAACTTCAAAAGGCATTTAAAAAGAATAAAAAACAACTTTATGTTGTAGGTGGAGCAGTTAGAGATGCACTTATGGGTAATTCCCCAAAAGATTTCGATTTAACAACAGATGCAACACCAGAAGAAATGATTAAGATTGCTAAACAAGGTAATTTTAAACATTCAACAAATAACGTAAACTCAAATCTTGGATTGGGTAGTATAATCATAAATGGACACGAGGTAACTACATTTAGAGAAGATATTGGTAAAGGTAGAAGGCCTGATAAAGTAAAGTGGTGTGATATTTCAACTGATTCTAAAAGAAGAGATTTAACTTGTAACTCATTATACTATGATATTGATAAAAAAGAGATTATTGATTTTCATGGTGGAGTAGAAGATTTAAAAAAGGGTGTTGTTAAAACAGTTGGTAAAGCATCAGAACGATTTGATGAAGACCCATTAAGAAAATTAAGAGCAGTAAGGTTTGAAACTAGATTAGGTGGTAAACTTGATAAAGAAACATTAACTGCACTTAAAAAAGATAACAACATATCACAACTTTCAGGTGAAAGAATCATGAGAGAGTTTAGAAGTGCAATCAAACAATCAAAAAACACTAAAGTTTATTTAGAAAGATGTGATGAGATTGGATTTACTAAACAAATCCTACCAGGTCTTAAAGTAAGTAAACCATATCCACACGATAATAACTATCTTACATTTATTGCATTTATTTTAAGAGATAATGACCCGAGTAAAGTAGGAAACGTATTAAATAAAATTAATTATAGTAATAATGATAAAGATGATATTACATTTTTAATATCATTAAAGGATTTCACACCAGAAAAGATTATCCAATTTAAAAAACAACATGAAAATGTAAAATCAATATCTGATAAAGATATTTTAGAATTTGGTAAACGAATTGGTAAAAAACTTGATAAGTTTGTAAAATTTAAGTTATCTGTAAAGGGAAGTGATATACCAAAAGATATACCTAATGGACCAGAACGAGGTAATTGGATTAAAAATCAAGAAAAGGAAAAGTTTATGAATGAAATAGAACAATTAATAAGTGATATTGATAATAAAATAGTTGAAATGTTTTTACCAAACACTAAAACACCACAACAACTAATCAAAGAAAACATAAACGAAACCAAATTACTACAAGAGGGTGGTGCGTATGGACACATGTCTCATCCATTTGATACTGATATCAATTTAACCTTTGGACAACTTAAAGATATTGTAAATCGTGCTTTAGAGGGTACACTTGAGTTCACACGAGAGAAAACAGATGGTCAAGCACTAGCTATTTCATGGAGAGATGGTAGGTTAGTAGCCGCAAGAAACAAAGGACACCTTAAAAACAAAGGTGAGAACGCTTTAGATATCAAAGGTGTATCAGATAAGTTCCAAGGTAGAGGTGGATTGAGTGATGCTTACAATTATGCAATGAAAGACTTATCGAATGCTATCAAATCCCTTTCAGATAAACAAAGAGATAAGATTTTTAAACAAGGTGCGTGTTTTATGAACCTTGAAGTGATATATCCAACATCAGTAAACGTTATTCCTTATGGTCAAGCATTACTTGTGTTCCATGGTACTATGGAATTCAACATGGATGGTGTTGCAATTGGAGAGAATGGTGATGCGGCTAGAATATTAGCTGGTATGATTAAACAAGTTAACAAAGATGTACAAGATAATTACACTATTCAAGGACCTCCTATTGTAAAATTACCAAAATCACAAGATTTATCTACTAAACGTAGTAAATACTCATCAATGATATCCAAATTGCAGAGTGAGTTTAGTTTAAAAGATACTGATGGTGTTGCAAACTATCACCAATCATGGTGGGAACAATGGGTTGATAAGAATTCTCCATCATCACTTGATAATAAAACCAAAATGGGGTTAGTTAAGAGATGGGCATTCATGGATAAGAAGTTTAGATTAGATAAAAAGAACATTACTGATGAAAAAACATTAGAATGGGCTAAGAAAATAGATAAAGAAGACCAAAAGAAGATTAGTAAAAAGAACTTAATGAAGTTTGAACAAATATTCTTAGGTTTAGGTGCAGAAGTGTTAGAGTTTACCTCATCTGCACTAACAGTTAATGCTGATGGAGCAGTTCGTGATATGAAAAAACGAATTGATAAGACAATTAAAGATGTTAAGAAATCAGGTGACCCAAAAAAGATAGAAAAACTTAAATTAGAACTTGGTAGATTAAAATCTATCGGTGGTTCTAAAAAAATTGTACCGAATGAAGGTATTGTGTTCTTATATAAAGGAAATACTTTTAAACTTACAGGTACATTCGCATCCGTAAATCAGATACTAGGTATTTTCTTTTAAAATTTCGGTTTCTCTATTTTTATATATTTATATATGTAACAATATAACCTAATATGTAAAAATGGGTAAAGAATTCAAGAAGAAGTATATGCACCCAACTCGTAGAAAGTTGGTAGATATGGTACAAACTGGTGAGTATGATAAAAATACTACCATTGGGTATGATAAAATAAAAGAAACTCGTAATGTTGGTGATGTTTGGGAAGATGAGCATAATAGATACGAGAAAAAAGAAGGATACATCCTAAAGACAGGAAAAAACTCTGAAGCTTTTCAAGAAATTAGAAATTACCTTCAAGAAAAATCAAGTTGTAAAAATTCTGAATGTAAAACCATTAAGAAAACCGATAAAGATTTAAAATTTATCCAACGAGGTGGATTTTGTATGGAATGTACTATTGATAAAGAACATCAAATACGAACTGCTGGTTTATGGGAAGAATATCAAAATTATAAAGTTTGGACAAAGATGATTGTGTATGGAAAAGCTAAATTAGATTCATATAAACAATCAATAGATGAACTTAAAGAAGAATATGAAATGATAGGTTCAGATGGTAAGGTTACCGAAACATGGAAGTTACCAAAACCAATTAGTGAAGTTAAAGCCGAGATACAAGAACTTATTGATTACGGCGAAAACGAAATTAAAGAATTAGAAGTCAAAAGAGAAGAAGCTTTTGATAAATTAAGGGAAAAAAATTATGAGCATTATATTTAGTTTATTGATTAAACGATGGAGGGAAGTAGTAATCCTTCTTTTATTAGGAATTATTTTATTTTTAAGAGGGTGTGGAGAAGATTATGGAGATAAGACTCTTGTAGAAGTAGATGGAGAACAATATGAGTTATTAGAATCAAAAACTGATACGATATATGTAGAAAAAGAAGTTAAAGTAACAAAGTATGTACCGAAGTATATTACAAAAGAAGTAATTAAGGAAGTAGAGATACCAGTTGATGTAGATTCACTTGCAATTATTAAAGATTACTTTTCAAAGATAACAGTCAAAGATACATTAAGTTTAGCATATGATTTTCCTGATGTAGTTACTGATTCAGTAGGTAACAAACCAAGTGGAGATTTAGGATTTGGTATTCTTACTGATGTTATTTCACAAAACAGAATTGAATCAAGAGAAATCGATTGGTATTTCAAGATTCCAACAGTTTATAATACTACAATAGTAAAAGAATTACCAAAGAATGAATTTTATATTGGATTTGGAACAGGAATAGACCAAACCAATGGATTAAATAATCTTAGTGGTAATGTTTTATTTAAAACAAAGAAATTAAACATCTATGGTTTAAATCTTGGTATATCAAATCAACTTGGTGAGTATAAACCATTTGTTGGTGGTTCTATGTATTGGAAACTAGGAAAAAAATAGAATGGCTAAACAAAGTTTAAAAGAAATAATAAAACTTGAGTATCAGAAATGTGCTCAAGACCCTATATACTTCATGAAGAAGTACTGTATGATACAACATCCAGTTAGGGGGAAAATTCCTTTTCACTTATATCAGTTTCAAGAAAGAACTTTAGACCAATTCGCAGAACACAGATACAACATCATTCTTAAATCTCGACAAACGGGTATCTCAACCTTAACTGCGGGATTTTCACTTTGGAAGATGTTATTCAATCAAGATTTTAATGTATTGGTAATTGCAACTAAACAAGAAGTTGCCAAGAACCTTGTAACGAAGGTTCGTGTAATGAATCAATATTTACCATCATGGTTAAAACAAAATACAGTAGAGGATAACAAACTATCCTTAAGATACTCGAATGGTTCTCAGATAAAAGCAACTTCAGCCGCTGGTGATGCTGGTCGTTCTGAAGCATTATCTTTATTAGTATTTGATGAGGCAGCATTTATTGATAAGATTGAAGATATTTGGGTATCGGCACAATCAACACTATCGACTGGGGGTAATGCAATTATCCTATCTACTCCAAATGGTGTAGGAAACTTTTTTCACAAAACTTGGGTAGGTGCAGAAGAAGAAACAAATACTTTTAACACTATTAGATTACATTGGAGTGTACATCCAGAAAGAGACCAAGATTGGAGAGATGAACAAGAAGTTTTATTAGGACCAAAAGGAGCAGCACAAGAATGTGATTGTGATTTTGTATCTTCGGGTGATACTGTGATAGACCCACAACTCCTTATGTTCTATAAAGAATCATTTATCCAAGAACCAGTTGAAAAGACTGGATTCGATGGAAATCTTTGGAAGTGGGAATATCCAAACTATCAGAAATCTTATATGGTAGTTGCCGATGTTGCTCGTGGTGATGCTGCCGATTTCTCGGCATGTCATGTTATTGATATAGAAGAATCATCTCAAGTTGCAGAATATAAAGGTAAATTAGATACAAAAGATTTTGGAAATTTTCTTGTATCTCTTGCAACCGATTATAACAATGCATTACTAGTAGTTGAGAACGCAAATATTGGTTGGGCAGTAATTCAACAAGTAATTGATAGAGGATATGGAAACCTTTTCTATATGAGTAAAGATTTAAAGTATGTAGATGTAGAGAATCAATTAACAAACAAATACAGAGCACAAGATAGAGGGTTAACTGCAGGTTTTAGTACAACATCTAAAACAAGACCTCTAATCATATCTAAATTAGAACAATACATTAGAGAAAAATCCGTTACAATTCGTTCACAAAGAACAATAGATGAATTATTTACATTTATATGGAATGGTAATAGAGCAGAAGCAATGAGGGGTTATAATGATGATTTAACGATGTCCCTTGCAATATCGTTGTGGGTTAGAGATACTGCTTTGAGATTAAGACAAGAAGGAATTGATTTAACAAAACAGGCATTAGGTGGAATTGGAGCACATCAATTGGATGTTGCTGGAATGGGATTTGGTGGTAATGCTTCTATGGATGAAAACCCATGGAAAATGCGGGTTGGGGATAGTAATGAAGATTTAACTTGGTTAATTAAATAACTATATATTTATAATATAAGGAGAAATAACTATGATATCATTAAAAAATTTACTTAACGAAGAAATACACACAGAAGAATATACTGTGGAAAATTATCACGATATAAAAGAATTCTGTGAATTCATGAAAGAATACAAATCTGATATGAATGAAGCTGAGTATCAAGGTAGAACAGTTAAACTTGGAAAACCAATGCAAGGTGATACTAAGAAATTCAAAGTATATGTCAAAAACCCCAAAGGTAATGTAGTAAAAGTAAACTTTGGACATGGAGGAAGTTCAGCAAAGAAATCAGGAGAAAAAACAATGTCTATTCGAAAGAATAATCCAGATGCAAGAAAAGCATTTAGAGCTAGACACAATTGTGATTCACCAGGTCCAAGACACAAAGCAAGATACTGGTCTTGTAGAAAATGGTAAAACAAAAACAAATAAAGGTTATAATTTAAATTAGGAACAAAATGGC